AATTAAAAGGGAGTTGATCGTCTGCGCCCTCCGGTATATTCATAAAACCGTCGCCACTTGCAGGACCGGTTGGAGGCTCCTGCTGGTTGCTGTTTTTATTCTTACTTTCTGCAAACTCGGCCTCCTCAACAACAACCTCGGTAGTGCATACCTTGCGGCCCTCGCGGTCGTTGTAGCTTCCCGTCTGGATCCGGCCAGTTATTGCGATCTTTGTGCCTTGTCTCAGGTACTTCTCAGCAAATTCGGCGTTGTTCCTGAAGGCAACGCACTGGATAAAGTCGGCAGTTGCTTCGCCTCCGTCTTTTCTGCCTCTGCGGTCTACGGCGAGAGTGTAGCGGGCTATCGCCATAGGCTCATTGCCTTGCGTGTATCGTACTTCGGGATCTCTGGTGAGCCTCCCCATTAAAATGACTTTGTTCACTGTCTGTTTCCTCCATTCCTCAGCTCTTTGGCCGTGTCGTCCATGCGCTTGCAAATGTCGTCATACTCTGCCCGAGTCATGTCGACCGGTTTCTTGCTGTATAAATAATTGATCCTGCCGTCTGTCTGCTCTTTGGAGAGTCCGGCGTCCTGAGCTTTCCGGTACATTCTGTCGAGCTGGGCCGCTGTGAGCTTCTTCTCGGCTCCGTTCTGGCCGCTCTGAGCGGTTTTGTTGTTCGGTTGGCTCTGTTGGCTGCCTGCGGCATTTCTGACCGGCTGTGAGGCCGTTTGAGCGCTTGGCTTGCCTCTCATGTCTGGATCGGTCTCGCCCATGTCAATGCTGAATTTTTCAAAAAGATAATATTTTATAGCATAGGTCCACGCGCTGCCTTTAGCTTTGGCCGGATCGTCGTTCCATGCGATTGCATGAGTCTGGGCCTCGTCGGTGTCGTCCTCGTTGTCTGCGTTGGTCCAGCGCATTGTCAGATCGGACTCATAAAGGAACATGAGGCCGCCGTGCTGCGTGTTCATGGTTTTAATCTGGGCGTTTTCCTCCTGAATAATGTCGAAGTTGACGCCGAGCTCATTCATCGTGGGAGTGATAGCTCTCCAGACGTCGTCAATCTTTGCAAACTTATAGGGAACCTCCTCACTATGCTGACCTTTTTCAATTCTCGGGATCTGGCGCCGCAGTTCGATGAATTTCTCCTGCAGGCTCATTACCTCGATCGGTTTGTCCCGCCGCGTCTGGAATGAGGCAACCGGGGAGCCCGCTGCGGTTTCTTTCTGTTCTTCTTGCATGTGGTTTCTCCTCCTTATGCCGCCGCACAAAGGCGGCGGGATTTATGATTTATTGAATTACGAAGCAGACCGGGACGTAAAGCTCGCCGCCGGCGTGCCAGTCGTTGGAGTGCCCGTTGCCGCTGACGCCCACGCAATAAGTCGAGTTGCCACTCCTGACAGAAGCGGTCCAGTACCAATCAGGTGATCCACCTTTTCTGTTGCACTTGATACGGTTGCGGCGGTCTTTGTAGTATTCGATCTGGCTGTATGTGTCGTCCTCTGAATAGCAGCAGTCCCCGAACAGCTCCGACTCGGTAGGTAAAAAGAGGCGGCAGAGTGAGCTCTTGCCGTTTTCCTGCTTACGCTCAACCTCGGCGATCACATTGCGAAGCTCCTCCGGCAGACTGTTGAAAACTTCCTCGTTTAAGTAGCGCTTGACGTCTGAGTCCGCGAAACTTCCGGCGTTTCTGTTGTTCTGATTGTAGGCAACCTCCACCGGCAGGCAGTCCTTACTCTCGAAGCGAGCCCAGCCCGGACCCATGTCAACGACTACGAGATCCATTTCCTCGCCGTCGAGGGTTTTCTCTGTGATAATGTCGCCGATTTTCAAGGTGCCGCCACCTCCTTTTATCAGGTTAGCGAGTCCTTTCCATGTTGTTTCTGTCTCTTTTGTAGTTGTCTGTATTAACTTAGGCATTTTTGTTCCCTCCGTTCTGTATTGTTGAAATAGCAAGCTCGAGAGCCTCAACTTCTGTTCTGAGCTGGCTTTCTTCGTTCATGAGCTCTGTGAGTCTTTCCTTTTTAGGCTGCAAAATAGCAGTTATCTGGGCTATGGCTGGGTTTTCAGTCTGAGCCTGAGTGCTGGTTGCTTTGTTCATTTCTTCCATTGTGGTGTCCTCCTTTAATATTCCGACGTGGCTTAAAAAGTCCGTTATTGACTCAGCTACGCCAGTTGCAACGGTTGTGGTTACTGCATTACCGAATTGCTTATAAGCCTGAGAGTCCGAGACTACCTGCTCCCAATGTTCCATAGGAAACGCCTGCAGGCGTCCGTATTCTGTCGGGGTTAGTTTCCTGACTCTGTACCGTTTTTTATCTAAAATCTTCACTTGTCTACACCCCCCCCCGCAAGTTGTAAGGGTAGGAGCTAGACCGTCAGGATCGTACACTCGCCGAATGGAGTCTTGTCCCTTTATATCCAGCAAGCCGATCATTTCAAGTTTTGGCATTTTCGTCCTCCTTTGATATTTCAATGACAGCAGTCATGCCTTGACGCCCGAAGCCTTTAGAGTCTCTTGCCTGAAGGCAATTTGCTGTATCGGTGAATTTCTGTAACTTGGTGGCGTAGTCTGTCACCGTTACTCCGATGTGCTCAACAGTATGTGCTGGTAGTTGTGCTTCTTGGTCAACGACCCCCCCCGCCAACTCGGAGGGTTTTGCCACAACCGTTTGGATCCAGTAGGCCGGTCTCGGTGCATATCTCGGAGACAATAACGCCGTTTTCGTCGTCCTCCTCAGTTTGAATAATTACGCCGTGGAGATCCTGAGCCGTAAGCGTAAACATCGGATCTTCATCGTCTTTGGCTCGCCGACCGTTCTGTCTTTTCTCGATACGGTCTGGCGTAATGGTTGCGTGTACTTTTCCGAGAGCCTCCAGTCTTTTGAGAGCCTACTCGATGATTTTCTGCGCTTTCTCGTTTGGAATGTAAAACCTCTCAGGGACGTTATCGTCCAGAAAAAGTGACAGCTTGGGAACCTTTTCAGGATCTTCGTTTTGCTCTGGCATTTGTAAAACGTCCGGCAGGTCGTCTCTGGTTGCTGCTATGTAGTAGCGCTCCCGGTTCTGGGCTACATTCCAAAATTTTGAGTTGTATAATTTAACGTGGGCGATATATCCACGCTGTTTTAGTTCAGCCGTAAGCACTGGAATATACGGAGTTAAGCCTTTTACATTTTCCGCGACAAGCACGGCGGGGAGCGAGCTCGGTGCGTGTTCTCTGGTTTCATCAATCAGGCGCATTATTTCATAGAAGCACCCGGAGCGACTGGCTGCTTTATAGTTTTTAGATCCGCAGCTTGGGCAGGTTGTCTGTCCCGTGAAATTGCTCGGATCAATAGCAAAATCGCTGTCGCAATCTTGGCATTTGAGCAGTAGCCCGGCTTGCTTACCGGCAACGCTCAGATCTTGACAAGGGAACCCAAAAGCCCAAACATGAGCAAAGGGGACGTCTTGCCATGTCATTTCTTTAATATCTGCCTGCTTTACATGGTGCCCGACGTTGTGGTCGTAGCTTTGCACCGCATATTTGTCAAAGTCCCACGCACCGGCTATTTTGTAGCCAGCATTGAGGAACCCAACGCCCATGCCTCCGCAGCCGCAGAAAAAGTCGTTTACTATCGGTTGCATTTATTCCTCCTTCTCCGCGTAGAAGCGGTGGTTGTTAATTGTCATTATGTAGCGCTGTGACTCGTGGAACTTACTCGCCACAAGATCGGGATTGTAAAAGTATTTGATCGGCTCGGTGCTTGCTATCATTCCGAAGTCAAACACATACCGAACGGCCTGCATTGCCTCCGCTGACGGCTCCGGTCTTTTCTTGGAATAGGAGTAGCGAGCTGCTGCCTCTGCCGGCCGGATCCCGTCGTCCTCACATGCCTGCAGGATACACTGGCAAATTGCAATTTTACCCGCCAGCGGTTCGCCCTCGGCCTCTGCTGTGACGATCTGGGCCACCTCGTAGCGCTCGGCGTCTGTCAGTTCGTACCGGAGTTCAAAACCGGCCTCAGAGGCCCACGATCTCGCGAGCTCCTCCATATCTACCGCGTGAGGTTCTCCGTCCTCTGTCAGATATGCGAAGTAGTAGCCGCCCGGTTTTGTTTCGTCCTGAATAATGAGAGTAGTCTCCTGCGGTGTTTCTGTCGTTTCTGCTGCCGGGGCGTTTACCGGTTCTTTTTTCTTGCTGCAAGATACCAGACTCGCGATAACAGTCACAACGAGCACCAGAGCGGCGCCTGCTGCCAGTCTGGCGAGGAAAACCTCGTGGCGCCTATTGGCTTTTCTGCGTTTTCGTGCTATAATTTCTCTGTGATCTTTGAAATTATGGACGGGCTCAGGCGAGAGCACCGTCTCCTTCTTCGCGGTCACTTGGGCTGGACGTTCTGGGCGTCTGGCCCTTTTTATGTCCTCATGTGTTTGCATTGGTCTGTATGCCTCCTTTTGGTTCGTAATTTCTCAGCTCGCAGAGGGCGAGCGTGAAGTCTTGGAAGGCGAGCTGCTTCACCAGATCGGCCACCAGCAAAACGCGGTACCAGCCGGAGCGGTACGTCGCCGCGTCCTCTGGCTGCATTTCCTTGTCTGGGACCTCTTGACCCAGTATCTCAAAAACCGCCTTGCGGCTGTATTCTTCGGCCATGTGTTGCGCGCCTCCTTTACTTTTTGTCGTTGTCTTTTCCACCTTTGTTGTTGTAGCTGATAATTACCAGCGTTACGCAAATAATCAGGGTAATAAGTACGCCGTTACTCACAAGATCCACCTCCATTCATAAGATCCGGCAGTCTGCACCCGAGCTTGTAAGACTGGGGCATGTATGTGATCTGTCTCAATTTCCGGCCGGTTATGCCGTACTTCGGGTTGTAGCCCAGAAGGTCGATGTAGTCCGTCAGGTCGTCCCGTTCTTCACTCATGGCCTTAGTCACCTCGTAGAGCGCCAGAACGTCGTCGATCACTCTGTGGCTGTTCTGGACCTTATCAGCGAGACCGTAGTGCTCGATCGCGTTCGCCAGCTTGTGCGGGTATGCTGCGCGGTCCTTGTATACTGTCAGCGAGTCGAGCGCCCGGAGCTTTGGAGCTTTCGGAACCATGCCGCAGCGCTTGAACATTTCCAGAATGAAAAGCAGGTCAAACTGGATATTGTGAGCCACCAGCAGCACCTCGCTGTCGCTGTGGAGCATATTGCAGAAGATCCTGCAGGCTTCGCGGTAGTCGATCCCTTTATCTGCCAGCATGTCGTCGGTGATGTGAGTCAGCTCGACGATCTTCTCCGGTATCTTTTCGCCCTCTGGCAGTTTGCAAAAAGCGTCAATTTTGAGCTCTATGCCGTTTTCGGTGACGAGAGCAGCGGCCAGCTCGATGATCTGATCCTTTTCAGGATCGAGGCCGGTTGTCTCAGTATCGAAAAATACAATTTTCTTAAACTGTTGCAACAATTTCCTCACGCTCGAGCACCTCCTTCGCAACGAATAGCTTTTCGGTGGCTGCTATCGTCTTATTTTGGTTCATGGTGCGGGTTACGCTGTGGATCCACACCGGCACGAAGTCGTCAGGAGCTTCCTGCTCGCTGATTAGTACAATGTTGTCGTGGCTCCAGAGCCGTGCGACTCTCCAGAAGTCCGCGTGGTCGAAAATTTCAACCGATTTATACTGCTTTGTGTTCTCATAGGGTGGATCCATGTAAATGACGCACCCGGTCGGGTTCCATGCCCGGTAGTCCTTATGTAAGAAAATGACGTCCTTCAGCTTGTCCCGCTGCGCTTCGATGTTGCGCCGGCCCTCGTCCTGATAGTCCCGGAGTCCTCCGGTTGTCTGAGTCTTGCCAGAGTAGCCACCGTCGAAAAATCTGCCATTATACGAAGCCACAAAACCAACATAGCCTGCGTACCATTCCGGGTAGTCGTCGCGGTTGGCTCTGACTTTGGCATATTCCTCGCGCTCAATGTAGCCCGGGAGCTCGCCGCCTGCCTGAATGTGCTGCATGAGGGCGATCAGGTACTTGTTGCAATCGCTGGCGATCCTCTGCGGGGCTTCGATCTTGTCGATCACGTTGCAGCCGCCGCAGAATGGCTCGAGATAGGTCTCATAGCCGGAGCGCTCGATCTGTTCCTGAATGATCGGCACGATGTAGCGGGCGACTTTCGCCTTGCTTCCCATGTATTTCATAGGGCTGCTGCCTCCTTTCTTTGTTGTCTCTGTTTCTTCCAGTTTTGATAGTCTGCCATAACGGCAGGATCCTCGAACGCTCTCGACATTCCACTGATTATGGTCCTGCAGAGCGCGTCGCTCTCATTTTCCGGGAGTGTATCGAGTTTGATGTTGATATTTTGCGGGGTTCTGGATCCCACGCTTTTGAGTGTTTTCATTGCCATAAAGTCGCTCCTTCCTCTGCTTGGTTTCACACACCGGGCAGACGTACCCACTCGGAGGGATAACGGCCAGAGCGCTGATCTGCCAGTCCTTGCCGCATATCCGGCAGGCTGCTTGTCTCGCTTGCAAGTTCTTTCTTGCCATTAGGGGATCTCCTCATCGTCGCTGGCCTCGGTGTCGTCCTGCTCCTCTGGGGTATCACACCCGAGAGAGTGGAGCAGCTTGCGGGCTCTGTCTCTTACCATGCGCTTGATCTTGGTTCTGTACTTCTTACGGATCCGGCGCTTTTTGTGGTGTTCTGCCATGTACCACCAGTGGCGGTCATTGCACCAGATACGGTCCACCGCGTCGCGTACAATCTTCACAATTTTGCCGGCCAGCTTTTTGATCCAGTCGAACACCGGGGAGAGCGTGCGCTTTATGATTTCTTTGAGCTCCTCGAGCTTCTCGCTGAGCTGTCGAATATCGTCCGGGATCTGTATGCCGTCGTCTGGGGAGCAGTCTCTAAAATAATCGGACAGTGGCGGGGCGGTGAGACCTCGGCAAAGTTCCGCGGTAGTCATTCCGCTGCGGCTTGTGTTCCACATTACATTAAAGAGGACCGTCTCAAAATCTGAGGGGTGGCTGCTTATGGTTCGCAGGATCCGGTTGCGGTATTTCTTGCGGATCCGGTATTTTCTGCCATGCTCAGCGAAATGGATCCACTTGCGCGGTATGTAAGTAGGGTAGTAGTCTCTTGTTTTCATTGCGTACCTCCGTTTCTTAACTTACGCGGTGCGTAAGATAAGGCTAAAAAAAATACGGCCGGCCTTTTCTGGCGGGATCTCCAGAGAAAATACGAGCTTTTCCATGACGTCGGACGAGGGCTGCACTTTCCCGTTTAATATGTTGCTAAGCGTGTTTCTATTGATCCCGGTTTTCTCCGCGAGCTCCTTAATTGTTTTGATTTCTTTCTCTGCCATGATCTTTTTGATCTCGATGTAGTCGGTTTTATAAATTTCTGCCATTATGTGCCTCCTTTCTCAAAAACTTACCTACTGCATAAGGTTATAGTAACACCGACAAGCAAGCGTGTCAATACTTTTTGCGTAAGTTTTTTAATATTATGCACAGTATTAGTTGTGTTTTGCGTAAGTTTGTGATATTCTAAGAGTGTTCTAAATAAGAAGGAAGGAGGTGCCATACATGGCCGAGATCAACGACCGAATAAAGGAGCAGCGGCTCGCAGCCGGTAAAACGCTGTTGGAAGTGGCTGAGTATTTAGGAGTCAAAGAAGCGACAGCGCAGCGGTATGAGAGTGGAGAAATAAAGAATAAGAGTCAGGCGCTCAGGATAATGCCAACAAGTAAAAACACGGCTCGAAAATATGCCGCAGGAGGTGGCTCGGATAATTCCTGCGGCGTAGAGCCATTACGGGCGGTCATATATGCCAGATATTCCAGCAGCGGCCAGCGTGAGGAGTCTATCGAGGGACAGCTCCGCGATTGCTACGAGTTCGCCAAAAAGCACGGCATTATTGTCATAGGTGAATACATCGACAAGGCAATGACTGGGCGAGTGGATCGGCGGCCAGACTTTCAAAGAATGATGAAGGACAGCGAGAAGGGCCGCTTTAACTGCGTTCTGCTCTGGAAAATGGACCGTTTTGCCCGGAACCGGTACGACTCAGCCATGTATAAATATAAGCTCAAAAAGAACGGGATCCGTATTTTCTACGCAAAAGAGACAATACCGGACGGCCCGGAGGGTATTATATTAGAGTCAGTAATGGAGGGCTACGCTGAGTATTACAGCGAAAACCTCGCCCAGAACGTGAAGCGTGGCAACTATGACAGCGCGCTGGAGCTCAAAACACTGGGAAAGACCTGCCTCGGGTTGAAAACCGGCCCAGACGGTCGCTATGTGATAGATCAGGCCGAGGCCGCTATCGTTCGCAGGATCTTCGAGGAGTATGCCGAGGGCGAGCGTGCGAAGGATATATACGAGAGACTAAACTCAGAGGGCTACCGGACGAGCCGGGGCGGCAAATTCAACAAGAACAGCCTCCGGCGTATTCTATCGAATAAAAAATATATTGGTGTCTATGAGTATGAGGACATTTATGTCGAGAATGGGATCCCGGCCATAATTACCGATCGGGATCTATTTGAGAGGGTTCAGAAAATGCTAAAAATAAACCACGACGCACCAGCCAGAGGCAAGGCGCAAAATTTCCTGCTTACAACAAAATTGTTTTGCGGGCTTTGTGGTTCTCCGATGATAGGCGACGGCGGCACCAGCCACACCGGGAAAGCATACGCCTATTACTCATGTACGAAGCGCAAGCGCGGCCGGAGCTGTAAGAAGGAGTCGGTGCCTAAAGACTGGATCGAGGACCTTGTTGTCGGCGAGCTTGTCAAAATCGTACACAATGACGAACTGATCGAACAGATTGCCGATCGTGTCATGGAGTACCAGAAAAGAGAAAAGGATCAGTCCGGCCTTCATGCGCTGGAGATCCGGCAGAAAGAAAACGAGAAAGCAATCAGCAACATGCTGGCAGCCATTGAAGCCGGCATAATTACCCCGAGTACAAAAACCCGGCTCATGGAGCTGGAGGCTGATCGCGCGGACATTGAAAAGGGAATAGCTCACGAGCTCTTAGCAGAGCCAGAGTTCGAGCGGGATCAAATTATCTACTTTTTAGAGAGGTTCCGTTCTGGAGATATAAACGACGAGGCGTACCGCATTATGTTGGTCGATACGTTCCTAAATTCCGTCTATTTGTACGACGACGATCATCTGGTTTTAGTGATGAATTACTCAGGAGAGAATTGCAAGGTTGATCTCAAACTGGTGGAAGGCGCTGTAAGTGGTGACGATTGCAAAGGTTCAGCTTTTGCGCCGTCAAGCGCACTCAATGGCGCGAAGCCGAACCCGGTGTACTTTTTCAAGAAAGTGTTCGCCGTGGTGGTAAACTTCACGCGGAGATAGTGAAAAATAAAAGCGTCAGGGCTTAGGCTCTGGCGCTTTTGTTATGCCCGGTCGCCTCTCGATATGGCTCGAGAAATAGAGCCTGCTCAGCTCGGCAGCTATCACCGTTCCTCTCTGGCCTCCTCGGCCGCGTGGCTATTGTTTACGGGTTGCACGGGACTGGCTGCGGCGCCTGCTGCCTTCTTGTCTCGTTTTAAGGTTTTCACATTAAAAACCAGCAAAACTTGTCAGCTATCACTCAGACCGGGCTTGATCTGTTCATTATGCGCACCCCTCTGAATTTTCACGGGCTTGGGACCGTCCTCGGCTTCATTAGTGCCCCGCATTGCTGCGGGTGTTATCTTTCCCCCATGTCTTTATATATGAGATCGGTTATGTATGAGTTTGTACTCTGGTAGCCTTTTGACTTGGCCCATGCTGCGATCCGGTTCTTGTCTCCGATCGGCACCGTGATCGGGATCCGGTCCTTGTTTTCCCGCTGCCATGCGTTCTTGTACTTGGTGTGGGCCGCTGCCAGCTCCTCCGGTGTCTTTGTTGCTTTTCTTGCCACTGTATCGCCTCCTTCAGAGTAATTTTATCATATCATGCACACGACAACAACCCGCTACGCTGGCAATATGTCGATGTAGTACGTTTTGCAGACGCCTTTGTCGCATGAGTCGCAGATCTTCCAGTTTTTGCACCGGAGCAGCTCAGGAATCTGCCAGAGATAGCCCTCGAATATATCGACGCGGATCTTGTGCCCGGCTGTCAGATATATGCGATCGCGGTCTGTTTTGATGTTGAACTCCTTAAAAATTCGGTACTCTGTTTCTTTCGCTTTTCTGGTTCCTCTCATGGTCTGCCTCCTATTCCTCCACCTCGTAGCCGTTTTTCTTGGCCCAGTTTATAGCTCCGCGCTTTGTTTTCCAGTTATTCGGTGCATAGTATAAAACGTGGTTATCGTTTACGCTTTTCAGTCCGTAATATTGAGAAGCGGTTCCTTTGTTGATTGTGTACGTTGTGACTTTCATGTGCTGCCTCCTTATTTTCTGCGGTTTTCCTTGTTTCTGATATTATAATAATATAT